ACAAAAAATTCCTCGTAGTCGAAAGACTAAAGAGTGGGGGAAAAATACAATAGAAGCTTTTATTGACAGAAGTTCTTTTTCTAGTCAACATAAAGCAGCATTGCATAAATACTACGACGCATATAACGGAAACTTAGTAGAATCAGATTACAACTATGTAATTAATCCCTATAATTCCGAAAAACATAAAGTAAAAGGATTTCCTGCTAAACTAAGGAGCTATAACATTATCAAACCTGTTGTAGATTTATTATTAGGAGAAAAATCTAAACGTCCTTTTGCACATCAAGTTGTTATCCGTAATTCAGATATGAAGGATAACCAACAAAAACTATTACAACAAGAACTTAAAAAATACCTAGAGCAAAAGTTTATTAATGAACTTAATGAAATGGGTATGAATACCGGGGAACCTTCACAGGAGCAAATGCCATTGGAAGAGTTGAAAGAAGAAATTCTTACAAACTACAAAGATGCAAGAGCTATTATGGGACAAGAAGCCTTGGATTATATGATAGATAAACTAGAACTACCTGATCATTTACAGACGGGATTCTTTGATTGGTTAGTATCTGGTGAAGTCTACTCATATAAAGATATTTGTATGAATGAAGTAGAATACGAAATAGTATCTCCACTTGATCTTGATTACGAAAAGTCACCTGACATTCAATTTATTGAAGATGGAGATTGGGCAATCAGAAGAAAGATGATGAGTGTAAATGCTATTGTTGATTCTTTTTATGATGTACTAAAACCAGATGAAATAGATAGATTAGAAAACCCTAGTGGTAAAACGATGAACGGTATATTATCTCCGTTTAATCGCGATTCTAGATCTATGGATACGGAAAGGTTTGCTGAAGTACTACATGTAGTATGGAAATCGTTTGCTAGAATTGGTATCCTAACTTATTACGATGAGGTAGGTCAAGAGCAGCAGATGATAGTAGATGAAAAATACAAAACAGATTCTGATGCACAAGAGTCTGTAGAATACTATTGGGTTAATCAGGTTTGGGAAGGGTATAGAATAGATGGAGATATCTTCGTTAATATTCGACCTCATCAAGTACAAAGAAACGAAATGTCAAACTTGTCCGTTTGTAAACTCCCTTATAACGGTCGTATCTACTCTAATCGACATTCAGATCAAATATCAGTCGTTTCGATGGGGTTACCCTACCAAATCTTATATAATATCTTCCACTATAGACTAGAGCTGTCTATTGCTAAAAACAAAGACAAGATCATGTTAATGGAAATGAACACCATTCCTAAAAGACATGGTTGGGACGAAGAAAAGTTTATGTACTATGCCGACGCTATGGGATATGCTTTTATAGATTCCACAGCAGAAGGTAAGAGAGGGGAAGCTGTTACGCTTAATCAATTCCAAGTATTGGATATGAGTTTAGGGCAATACATAGCCGCTCAGTTCCAGTTACTTCAGTCTGTTAAACAAGAGTGGGAAGAGCTTGTAGGAATCTCTAGACAGAGAAAAGGACAGGTACAAGCCTCTGATGGTATTGGAGCCACAGAAAGAGCAGTCTTCCAAAGCTCGGTAATGACAGAAGAATTGTTTAGACGTTTCGATAAATATGTAGAAAGAGAGTTTAATGGACTTCTTGATACATCTAAAGTTGCTTGGAAAGATGGTAAGAAAACACAATACATTACCGGAGACTACAGAGAGGCTATATTAGATATAGACGCTGAGTTATTCCAAGAGGCAGAGTACGGAGTGTTTGTTAAAAACAACTCTATCGAGAATGATAAAATACAACAGCTTAAACAACTTACATTATCATTTGCTCAAAATGGATCACAGCCTGGTACAATTGCAGAGATATTAGACTCTAGCAACTTTGCACAAATTAAAGAGAAGCTTAATGAAGTTGATGCTGCTGAAAAAGCAATACAACAAGCTCAACAACAACAGGCTCAACAAATGCAAACACAGCAACTTGAAGCTCAGGCAGCAGCCGCGCAAGCAGCTCAAGATTTTGAAGCTAATCAAAATCAATTAGACAGAGATAACAAAATCGAAGTTAAAGAACTTGAGATAGCAGCTAAGACTGTAGACCAGGATATGAATAACAATGGCATTAATGATGCAGTAGATCTAGAGAAAGTTAGAATCGAAAGAGAAAAGCTTTCACAAAAAGAAAGAGAAATGCAATCAAAGGAACGCCTTGAAAACAAAAAATTAGACCTTCAGAAGAAGGCATTAAGTAAGAAACAAACATAAAAAGACTCTATATAAACACATCAAGTTAAGAGGTTTTTATGTATAGAAATTTAGTATAATTTAATTATTTTTGACATGAGTAAAGAAGACAATTTAGATTTATCCAAGATTAGTGTTAGCGCACTCTTAGATGATCAGCCAACACCAGCAGCAGAATCTACAGAAGAAACACCGGAAACACCAGAAGCCGTAGAAACTGAAACTCCTACAACTGATGAATCAGTTGAAGAAACTACAGAAGAAACCTCAGAAGAAATTCAAGAGGATGACACAGAAGCATCAGAGCCTAATGATGATTTGCAAGAAGCTGCAGATGCATTAGAAGCAGAAACAGAAACTGAAGAAGAAGCAACTATTATATCTACATTAAAAGAAAGAATGGGATATGATATAGAAGGAGAGTTTGCAGATGACTACGATGGCATAGCTAATTTAACAAAAGCTATGGCAGAAAAAATTGCAGAAGAGCAATTTCAATCTGTGTTTCAATCATTTCCTGATATTCAGGAATATTTAAATTACAGAGTATCTGGTGGAGATCCAGATAAGTTCTTTAAAGTAGCAGCAAAAGAAATAGATTTCGGTAAGCTGCAGTTGAACAAAGACGACAAAGGAATGCAGCGTAAAGTAGTAGAAAGCTTTATGCAAATGCAGGGATTTGAGCCAGAGGAAATTACAGAAGCAATTCAAGATTATGAAGATGCTGGACTTTTGCTCAAGAATTCAGAGAGAGCAGTTAAGAAATTAGCGGCTCATCAAGTCAAAGAAAAAGAAAGTTTAGTAAAAGAGCAGCAACAGCAAGCTCAAGAAACAGCAAGACAAACTCAAGAGACTTGGGGTCAGATTGGATCTATTATTAATAAAGGTAGACTAAGAGACTTTACAATTCCTGAGAGTGACAAAAAGAGGTTTTATAGTTGGATGGCAACACCAGTTGATAATAAAGGTAGAAGCCAACGACTTATAGATAGAGAAAAGTTAGATCAAGAATCCATATTAGCAATGGAGTACCTTATGTATAAGGGTCTTGATATTTCAAAATTAGTAAGCGCCAAAGTAAATACAAAGCAAGCGGCAAGTTTGAAGGCTAAATTAAAGTCAAGCAAGCCAACTGCTTCTAGAAGAATGAAAGGCAATAAAGGAGGGTATAACAAGTCTAGTAATGGACGACCTAATATTCCAACTTTAGACAAGCTATTAGGGTAAACGCAAATTTTTTTAATTTTTAATCTTTAATATTTATTT